GGTCGGAGACAACGAAGGCGTCATGAGCGACGCCCTGATCAGCCTGGTGCAGGAAAAGGCATTCGACGTCCTGGTCAACCTTCAGACCGAAGACCCGGTGGCCTTCGCCAAGATCTTCCCGAAAATGGGGATCATGGTGGCCAAATTGAGCAAAGCCAGCGTGGATCAGAAAAAATGGATGTCGCAGGCCAGGAGCAAAGCGAAGGACGCGGCTGAAGAGGTCGTCAAGGTCGCCAAGCAGGGCGGGCTTTCCGAAAAGACCGCCGAGGAGATCCGGAAGAAGATTTTGGGGATCGTATGACAGAAGTGAACCTCCAGAATGATTTTGACCAGGCGAGACCCGCCACGGGCATCTTATTGCCCTATCAGACCCGCTGGGTCGCCGATAAATCTGCGGTCAAATTCATCGAAAAATCGCGCCGTGTCGGTATTTCCTGGGCCGAGGCGGCTGACGATACCCTTTACGCTTCGGAGGTCGGCAGCGGCGAGAAAAGGAACGTCTGGTACATCGGCTACACGAAGGACATGGCCCTCGAATTCATCAATGACTGCGCTAATTGGGCGCGGGCCTACAACCTGGCAGCGTCTACGATGGAGGAATACGAGGAGATCGATGAGGAAGAGGTGGCTGGCGTCGTCCAGGAAAAGAAGATCCTCGCCTACAAGATCACCCTCGAATCGGGCTGGAGGATCACGGCGCTGTCCAGCCGCCCGACGAACCTGCGCGGCAAGCAGGGGCGTGTGGTTATCGATGAAGCGGCATTCCATGACGATTTGGCCGGGCTGCTCAAGGCGGCGCTGGCCCTCCTGATGTGGGGCGGCCAGGTCCGGGTCATCAGCACGCATTTTGGCGACACGAACGAATTCAATTCCGTGATCCAGGATATCCGTGCCGGGAAGAAGCCCTACAGCCTCCACAGGGTGGACTTTGACGACGCCCTGCAGGATGGCCTTTACCGGCGGATCTGCGAGGTCCTGGGGCGGGAATGGACGGCAGAGGCAGAGGCGGCCTGGCGGCAGTCCATCATCGATTCCTATGGCGAGGACGCCGATGAGGAGCTTTTCTGCATCCCGAGCCAGGGTACCGGTACCTTCTTGACCCGTGCGCTGATTGAGACCTGCCTCTCCGAGGAGATCCCCGTCATCCGGTATGAGCAATCGAAAGCGTTTGCCGAGGTCGCCGATCACATCCGCTACGCGGAAGTGAAGGATTGGTGTGATGAGATCCTGAAGCCCTTGTTGATAAAACTGGATGCCAAGCGTGCCTCCTATTTCGGGGAGGACTTCGGTCGGACTGGCGACTTGACGGTAATCACGCTTCTTTGCGAGCAACAATCCGCCACATTCCGCGCTCCATTTATCGTGGAACTCCGAAATATCCCCTTCAAGCAGCAGGAGCAGGTGCTGTTTTACATCGTAGACCGGCTTCCCAGGTTCCGCTATGGCGCTCTCGACGCACGGGGAAACGGTCAATATCTGGCGGAAGTGGCCATGCAGAAATACGGAGCGTCCCGGATCGCCCAGGTCATGTTGAGCGAGACCTGGTACCGGGAACACATGCCGAAATACAAATCGGCCTTCGAGGATCGTTCCATCCTGCTCCCAAAGGACGCCGATATTATTGAGGATCACCGTGCCTTCAAGGTCGTTCGCGGAGTGGCGAAACTTCCCGAAGCGAAGATGAAAGGCAAGGATAACAAGCAGCGGCACGGAGATTCAGGCGTTGCCGGCGCGTTGGCCTGGTTTGCGACCACGGAAGGTGAAACCGGTCCCGTTGAATACGAAACTGTCAACAAACGGCGCTTCGCTGCGCAGCAGGGAGCCTGGTAATGGCAATTCTATACGATCAATTCGGCAGGGAAATTCAAGTTCTGAAACAACCGGAGACCCGTGAGATCGCCGTGACGACGATTCGGGATCGCTGGTCGTCCTATCCGAGCCAGGGGCTGACTCCTCAGCGGCTGGCCGACATTTTCAAGGAGGCCGATGGCGGCGACGTTTACCGGCAGGCCGAACTGTTCGAGGAGATGGAGGAGAAAGACACCCATCTCTTTTCGGAGCTTCAGACGCGGAAAAACGCGGTCCTGGGACTGGATTACGATTTGACGGCCTGGTCGGAATCTGCCGAGGACAAGAAGATTCGGGATTTTGTCTCCGATTGCATTTTTAACCTCGACAGTTTTGACGATGTCCTGCTGGATCTCCTCGATGCCATCGGAAAGGGCTATTCCCTCTGCGAGATTCTCTGGACAATTGACGGCGGCAAGGCCGTCATTGGCGGCCTGCCGTGGATTCATCCCAAGAAGGCCGTGTTTTATGACCGGGGCGGCGACATGTGGGCCAAGAGCTTTGAGGTCCCCCGCGTCGTAACCGAAGCAGAGCCGGTTTATGGCGAGATCATGCCGCCCTTCAAGCTGGTTTACCATCGGTACAAGGCCAGATCCGGCTATGACACCCGTGCTGGCGTCTTGAGGGTTTGCGCCTGGATGTACCTGTTCAAAAACTACTCTTTGAAAGATTGGGTGGCATTCTCCGAGGTCTTCGGAATGCCGCTGCGCCTCGGAAAATATGACCCTGGTGCAAGCAAGGAAGACAAGGACGCCCTGGTGTCGGCAATCCAGTCATTGGGCTCTGATGCCGCCGGGATCATATCCAAGAGCACCGAGATCGAGTTTGTCCAGGCCATGAAGAACTCCGGGACGGAGAATATCTACGAGGCCCTGTCCAACTTCTGCGACCGGCAGATGTCGAAGGCCATTCTCGGCCAGACGGCAACGACGGAAGGGACGCCCGGCAAGTTGGGAAATGAAGACGCCCAGGACCGGGTGCGCAGGGATCTGACGAAAGCCGACTGCCAGGCCATTGAAAAGGCAGTCCGTTTTCAGATCGTGCGCCCACTGGTGGGCTATAACTTCGGGTGGGACAAGCCTCTGCCCTGGTTCAAGCTGATGTTCGAGCCGCCCGAGGATCTGGAAACGTTGAGCACCGTTTACAAGAATCTCCGCGAAATGGGGCAGCCCATGTCTGCCGAACACGTTTCCGACCGGTTCAAGATTCCCCTGCCGAAGTCCGGGGAGACACCTCTCGGCGATGTCAGACCCGAACCGCCAGGCAAAAAGGCCCCGCTGGCGGCCAAAAACAAGCCCGTGTCGAGCGAACTCCCTGGGATGAGGGTCATCATAGCCAAAACGGGAGAAGACGCCTTAGAAGGCGAAATTGACGATGCGGACCTGATCAGTAACCGGTTGGCGGACGAGGCTGGTGTCATTACAGATGCCCATTTCATGCACCAGGTCCGCCGCCTCATCGACAACCCGAATGTTCGGGACCTCGCGGATCTGCGTGATCGGATCATCGATCTTTGGGGAGAAATGGACCCGGAAGATCTCGGCGTGCTGATCGCACGGGCGATGGCCGTGGCGGAAATGGCAGGGATGTCCGAAGTCAGTGATGAAACGGGGGTCTAAATGGCCATCGAAACCGTTTTTAATCTGCCCTTTGTAGAGCAGGAATCGTTCTTTCGCAACAAGCTGAACATCCCGACGCAAAAGTGGACGGATCTCTGGAAAGACCAGCACGCAAAGGGGTTCATGATCGCGGGAGCCTATAAGGCAGATCTTCTGTCCGACTTTAGGGCCGCCGTGGACAAGGCGATCAGCCAGGGGGTCACCCTGGAAGAATTCCGCAAGGATTTCGACAACATTATCTCCAAACACGGCTGGTCGTACAAGGGCGGGCGGAACTGGCGAAGCGAGGTCATCTACTCCACGAATATCCGGACGTCTTATGCCGCCGGGCGGTGGCAGCAGCTTCAGGATCCAGAGGTGCAGAAGTTTTACGGCTATCTGACCTATCGCCACGGCGACAGCCGGGTTCCCAGGCCCCATCATCTGGCATGGAATGGGATCACCCTTCCGGCCGACGATCCCTGGTGGAAGACGCATTACGTACCGAACGGCTGGGGTTGCAAGTGCAAGATCTTCGCGGCGACAAAAGAGGATTTCGAACGGGCGAAAGCAGGCGGAAATGGGGAAGCTCCTCCCTCCCCCATCGACCCGAAGACGGGAGAGCCGATCGGGATCGACAAAGGATGGGGATACAACGTCGGAACGGCTACCCAGGCGAAATACAGCATCTTGGAAGGGTCCCTGGCGCGGCTTCCAGACGACATCGCCCAGGCCCTGATCAAGGAGATCGAGGCGAAGGACAAAGAGGCGGGAAAGGTCGCCAGGCGAATCCGCAGCACGGTTAAAAAGGAAAAGAAAGCAGTTACATCGGCTGACGATACTGCTCTTTGGAAAAAGGTCGAGGGACAGAAAGGGTCGAATCCCGGCGGGCTCTATGAGGCCCCGGACAAGCAGCGATATTACGTCAAGCTGTACGCCGACGAAGGCCAGGCCAGGACGGAATTTGCCTCCAACGCGATCCACAAGATGCTCGGCGTGGAGATGCCGGAACTGACCTTGAGGGATTGGAACGGGAAACTGGCCCTGGTGAGCAAGTGGAGAACGGATTTGAAGGCCATGAGCGCCGCCGACATGATCGGCCGCCCAGGAGAGATGGCGAAGATCTTCCAAGCCTCCGTTCTGACCAAGAATTGGGACGTCGTTGGCCTGGAATTCGACAACGTCATGCTCGCCAAGAATGGGCGCCTGGTCATGATCGATGCCGGAGGGAGCTTCAAATATCGCGCCCAGGGGGGAGCGAAAGCCTATGAAGCCGTTCCTGCCGAGGTAAAGACGTTGCGGGATGCTCAGTTGAACCGTCAATCGGCGTCCGTCTTCAATGCCATTTTCGACAAGAATGCCTGGTTGGAGCGGGACGGTGCCGAGGGTCTGCTGAAGCTGAAAAAGACGGACGTGAAGAAGGCGTTTGAGCAGGCGGGATTTGCGAAAGATGAAGTTTCCGACCTTACGGAGACCCTTTGGAAGCGACGCCAGGCTCTGATCGACCGCTACGATCTGGAAAGCAAGCTGGTTCCCCAGGGATTCGGCAAGCACCTTGAGGAGTTCAAGAAATGGGGAGTAACGCGATGGCAGCCGAACGAGGTCAACGGCCTGGTCAATGGGGCCAAAGACGGCCACTTTTTCACGGAGGTCGAGGCGCTGGTCGGAAAGTTCGAAGCCTACGCGATGCAGAACGTTCACAAATGGGGACGTGGAGTGCTGCGCGGCTTATTTACTGAGTGGTCCGGCAGTTCTTCTTCGAAGGGTGGAGCGACGATCAAGCTCTGGGCGGAATCTCGGTTCGGGAAGGTTACGAAATACCATTCGGGACAGACATCGAGAGGCGAGGTCGTGACAACGTTGAAAGAGGGGCTACGAACGTCATTACAGCGAGCGAAACTGCCGCAGGAGACGGTCTTTTCGCTGCTCGACGCAGAATACGAGTTTCAGCAGTACCTCATGAGGCGGCTGCACGGCTACGAGGAGATCCCGGCGGTCCGGTTCATGTCGAAAGGAGAATTTGCCTCGAATTTCAAGAAGGGTGCTTTCTCCGGGAATTCTGTCCAATCCGTGACGGTCAAAGTGGACGGGTTTGGCGGATCAAAATGCGTGAGGATGAGCATCCGCGTGGAGGACACGGTGAAAACCTATTACCAGGGCCGGAAGTACATGCATTTCGGCAAGGGCGAGTCTGAATATGTTGTTGTCGGGAGGGCGGCCAGTGCGAACGTCATTCGATAAAGCCGAGTTCCGCTTTCCATTCGTCCAGTTCAACCTGATCTTCAGGCGTGACGGGGAATGCCTCCAGCAGAAGGTCATGGAGGCCGGGACAAAGGACACGAACCTCAGTGTAATCGGCGGCGCTGATTTGAAGTTTGCGCAAGAGGAGTGCGGTCTTATGACCGTTTTCAAGAAAATCCTCCCAAGTGCGCAGCCGGTCAACCCAGGTGTAGTCACCGATTGCCGTTTCGGGAAGCGGAGTCAACGCTTCATAGCGTTTTTTCAAGGCGTTCTGTTCCATTGTTTACGTCCTTTTCTGGTGCCTGTAAAGGGCCGACCACACGTCCATGCAGGCGTCATGGTACCGGTCGTCGCCGATGGAATTCTTGAAGTTCGGATAGTCGATTTCTTCAATGGCTTCCGACAGCTTTTCCACAACGAGAGGCCGGGGAATGAAGGCCCGGTAAAGATAGTCGGCCTGCGGGGTCTTGAGCACCTTCGCTTTTGGGAAAAGGCTCTTGATATGCCCGGCAAAGCGGGATCTGACGACCATCGTTTCCGGGTCGTCCCGATTCTCCACAATGGAGACAAAACCCCTGTTGGTGAAAACCCACATGGCTTCTCCTGTTACTCCTCTCGTCGTTTTGCTTCGGCGCTCGCCCGCTGGTTGTCCAGGCGGATGAGCATGCGGATATACGCCGAAATGCTGATGCCGAGTGCTTCAGACTTTTCGACGGCCATGCGCCTGGTTTCCGGATCGACCCGGATGGGGAGAAGCTCCGTTTTCTTCATGGCTATATGATATACATTGTATATCGTTTGTCAAGCATTATTTTTTAGAGGCAAGAGGGCAAATGCCGGAAATTAGAATTACAGTTCACGACGAACCGGTCAACCAGGCGCTGAACAACCTGGCCCAAAAGGTCAAGGACCCGTCTGCGGCGATGAAGATCATCGGTGAATACATGCTGCGGTCGACGGAAAACCGGTTCGACAGACAGGGCCCTGCTCCGGACGGATCGCCGTGGGCTCCGTTGAAGGCATCGACCTTGAGACGGAAGAAGCACAGCAAGATCTTGACGGAATACGGTCATTTGCGCGGCAGCATTCGCTATCAGCTTCAGGGACCGTTCAGCGTCGCCATCGGGACGAATCGGGTTTACGCGGCGATTCACCAGTTGGGCGGGAAGACTTCGCCGAGCGTAATCGTTCCGAAAACGAAAAAGGCGCTTTTCTGGCCGGGTGCTGCGCATCCGGTGAAATCGGTGCGCCATCCGGGATCGGTGATCCCCGCCAGGCCGTTCTTGGGCGTGAGTGCCCAGGACAGCACGGAGATCGTAGGCATCATCAACCGTTATTTGTCAATGAGGTAACACCATGAAACATTTGATCTTGTCAGTTTTGAAGGAGATGACCGGCGCGCCGACGGAATTTCAGATTCTCCCCTGGGGGAAGATCGATATCTCCGGCGATGAACCGGCCTACCTCTACGACCAGGAAGCTGCCGCGTTGATTGAAGAATTCAAGGAGCGGGGCAACGACATGGTTGTCGATTACGAGCATCAGACGATGCAGGACGTCCAGGCACCGGCGGCGGGTTGGATCAAGCGCCTGGTCTGGAAGGGAACGGAAGGGTTGTGGGCGGTGGTCGAGTGGACGGGAAAGGCGGCAGAGTATCTGTCAAGCCGGGAGTATCGCTACTTTTCGCCGGTGATTTGGATCACGGCGAAAGACCGGCGCGTCATTCTGCTGGAAAACGTCGCCCTCACCAACCAGCCGAAGATTAACAACTTGAAACCGCTCATGGCCAAGATGCGCCACGAGGACAATCAAAATCAGGAAAGGGAGGAAATTATGATCGCAAAACTGAAAAAGCTGTTGGGGTTGGCCAATGAAGCCGGGGAGGACAAGATCGAAGAGGCTGTGACCCAGCTCGTGGCCAAAAATACGAAACTGGAGGCCGATGCAACGAAAGTCGTCGCCTGCAAAGAGGTTATGGTCGCCCTGGGCGCAAAAGAGGACGCGGGGAAAGACGAGGTCGTGCAGATCGTCGCTTCCCTCAAGGCACCGGCGGATGTGGCCAAGACCCTCAGCCTGGAAGTAACGGCCCTCAAGCAGAAGATCGCGGCGATGGAGCAGGAGGACCTGATTTCCCTGGCCTTGAAGGAAGGCAAGACGAGCCCCGAAGAACTGGACAAATGGGGACGGGATCTGGCGGGGAAAGCGCCGGAGCAGTTTCGGCAGATCGTCCTGTCCCGCCCGGCGGGCAGCGTGATTCCCGTGGACGGCATCAAGATCGCCGCCAAAGACACCCAGGGAGCCGTTGATGCCGCTCAGCGCTCCATCAACGAGATGATGGGCATCGATGAGGAAACCTTCAAGAAATACAACAAATAAACCAATCCTGAACAAGGAAAAGGAGGAAACACATGACCGCATTAGCTGAAGACAAGAAAACCGAATACCGAGAAGGAGTCGACATCTCCATTCCCGTGGACGACGGGGACACTATTTATGCCGGAGCGATGGTCAGCGTCAATGCCGCCGGGTACGCCGTAGCGGCAGGAGACACGGCCAGCACGCTCTTTGTCGGAATTGCACGCGAACAGGCGGACAACAGCGCAGGCCAGGACGGCGACATCAATGTCACGGTTCGCCGCAGGGGCTTGTTCAAGATGTCCTTCGCCACGGCGATCACCATCGCCAACGTCGGCGACAGCGTCTATATCGCCGATGACAACAACGTGGATCTCGTGGGGAATGTCACGCATGACATCTTCTGCGGGATCATCGCGGAATACATCGATACGACCCATGCCTGGATCGATATCGAACCGGCCATCCGCCAGTCCGACGCCGCCGCGCATATCGCCGACGGGAGCGCTGCCCATGCCGCCAGCGCGATCTCCGTCGCCGACGCCGGTTTGTTTACCGATCAAACCGAGGTGGAAGCGGCCCTTCAGGAGATCTATCAACATCTCAAGTCTGCGAAGGGCGTCATCCAGATTCCCATGCCGGTCATCACCGACGCGGGCGTTGCCCTGGCCGCATTCTCCAACGGAGAAAGCGCAGTGCCCGGCTACTGCGTCACGGCAAAGGGCCTGGGCATTCGTTGGAACAACCACGCCACTCCCGGCGCGGTGGGAACGAAGGTGATCGTGCCGCCCGACATGGATGTGACCTCCAACGCGGTGCTCCATATCCTGGCTGCCAAAGACGGAGCGACCGTCGGCGACGCCACGAAATTCACCGTGGCCGCCTACAACAACGTGAAGGCGGCTGCATATGACGCAGATTCCACTTTCGGCGGCGACACCAGCGCCATGACCGGCGACGCCACGACCAAGCACGTCCAGGAAGTGACGCTCACCCTGGCTCTGGCCAACCTCGCGGCCTATCCGGCGGCAGTGGAATTGACCATCAAACCGAAAGACGGCACCCTCGGCACCGATGACGTGATCATGCTGGCAGCGTGGATCGAGTACAAGAAGAAGCTGCTGACGGCGTAACCAATACCTTGACCGGGGAGAGAACGTCGTTCTCTCCCCACAGCCAAAAGAAGGAGGCTTAAAATGATTGTCAATCAAGCGAATTTGCAGGGAATCTACAAATCGTTCAGCACCGTTTTCAACCAGGCGTTCGATTCCGCACCCAGCCAGTGGCCACTGGTGGCCATGCAGACGCCTTCCACCGGACGGAGCGTCGACTACAAGTGGCTGGGCGACTTCCCCATGATGAGGGAATGGCTTGGCGACCGGGTTTTGAAGGACCTGTCCGCCTTCAAGTATGAGATTACCAACAAGGACTACGAGGCCACCATCGAGGTGGATCGCAACGACATCGAAGACGACCAGATCGGCGTTTATACGCCCATGATCCAGGGTTTGGCCCAGGCGGCGAAGGTGCATCCCGACGTCCTGGTCTTCGCCCTGCTCAAGGCCGGATTCGACACGGAATGCTTCGACGGGCAGTATTTCTTCGATTCCGACCACAGCGTCAACGGCGCGTCCGTCTCCAATACCGGCGGCGGCGCGGGAACCCCCTGGTACCTCCTCGATCTGTCACGGCCGATCAAGCCCATCGTCCTGCAGATCCGGAAGCGCCCCCAGTTCGTGTCGATGGACAAGCCGGACGACGAGAACGTCTTCATGCGGAAGAAGTTCCGCTACGGCGTCGATGACCGGAAGAACGTCGGCTACGGCCTGTGGCAGCTTGGCTACGGCAGCAAGCAGACCCTGAACGCCACGTACTATGCAGCGGCCAGGGCGGCCATGATGGCCTTCACCAACGACGAGGGCGTCCCGTTGGGCATCACACCGACCCACCTGGTCGTTCCTCCGACCCTGGAATCCAATGGCCGGGCCGTCGTCGAAGCGCAGTTCGACTCCGCTGGGGCAAGCAACGTCTGGTTCAATACCGCGAAGCTGGTCGTCGTGCCGTGGCTTGCGTAACGAAAACCTTGCGGGTGAGCGGGCCCGCCCCGCTCCCCCCCGGATGATCGGTCCGGATGAAGGGGGAGCGGGAAAAACGCTCAACAAGGAGGAGCTTAAGATGATCAAAATCAGAAGCAAAAAAGCCGGGTTCAGACGTTGCGGCATCGCCCATCCGAAGGAAGAGGCGCAGTATCCCGATGACCGATTCAGCAAGGAGGAATTGGCCATTCTCAAAGCGGAACCGGTGCTGACCGTTGAGATCGTCCCGGACAAGAAAGAGAAAACCGAGGATTCCGGTGCAACCGAAAAGGCTGAAGCGGATGAAACCGGCAAAGAATCGGCCAAAACCGGGAAGAAAGGTAAACGGTAATGGCTTACTGCACCCAAGACGATATCCTGAATCTGCTCAATGAAACCGCGCTGATTCAGTTGACGGACGATGATGGAGCGGGTGAGATCGACACCGATAAAGTCACCCGCTCTATTGCCGACGCCGATGCCACCATCGATGCGTATTGCCAGGATCGATATGCCATCCCGTTGTCCCCTGTGCCTTCGAAGATTCGCCAGATCAGCGTGGATATCGCGGCCTATAATCTCTACTCCCGCAGCGATCTGGAAATGCCTGAAATCCGGGCGGACAGGAACAAAGAGGCGATTCGATTCCTGGAAAAGGTGGCTGAAGGGAGAATAAAGCTCGGATCGGCGACGCCCTCTCCGGCCAATACGGACAATGCGGTGAATATGGATTCCAATGACCGGATCTTCACCAGGGACAAGATGTCGGGGTTTTAAATGATCGAGACGATTCAAGACGACATCATAACGCAACTGCAGAAGATCACTACCGCGGCCAGCGTCGGCGTCTGGCAGGGAGATATCGAGGATCTGCTCAAGTCGCCCCAGCGCCTGCCTGCTCTGAATGTGATCTACCACGGTGCGGATTTTGACGAAAAAAAGGTCATCGGGACCAACCGGGCCGATCACCAGATGGACTTCCTCATCGTCCTGGTTTCCAGGAACCTCAAGAGCAGGGAGGCTGGTGCATCCGAAGCCTACACGATCATCGAGGCGGTCAGAAACTACCTCATCGGCCACCAGATCAGCCCTTACGGGTGGCTCTGGCCTGTCAGGGAGGACCTGGTGACGGCTGAGGGAGGGCTGCTGGTCTATGGGCTCAATTATCGTTTGAAAACGAACGTCATCGCAACCGAGCCGGTCCCTGAACCGGAACCGTAAAAAGGAGGATTTATGAAGAAACTCTACTACGAAGAAGGGCCGAAAATCATGGGCTGCGGCATTGCCGGGCAGTTCAAGATCGGCGTCCCGAAGGAGGTCCCCGACGATGTGGCGGAAGTCCTGCTCCGCAAGGGGAGGCTGAAGGAATACCAGGAAAACCAGCCGGAGATCGCATCCGGCCGAAGCAAGAAGGGAAAGGAGGAATAACCTATGTCTCAGCAATCAGGCGCTAATGCCGTATTGAATTTCGACACCGAAACGGCGTTCAAAAGCACCCCCGGTGCGCCGGACGCCCATGTCCTGCCGTTCACGACTGAATCTCTGCGGCTGAACCGAAATCTCGTGTCGTCCAACACGATTCGTTCGAACCGCAATCCCCAGGCCCCGGTCCGGGGAAATGTGGACGTTTCCGGCGACATCAATTTTGAGCTTTCTCCTCAGTACGGGAAGCTCTTCAAGCACATCTTCGGCAGCTATGGCGTTGCAGGTGGAGCGGCACCATACACGCACACCTACAAGATCGGCGCGCTGCCGGTCGGGATGTGCATCGAGAAGCAGTTCACGGATCTCGCCACGGACAAGTATCTCCTATACAACGGCTGCCGGGTGAACAGCTTCAGGCTGGCTGCCAAGCCGGAAGGGATGATCAACTGCTCGGTCTCCATCATGGGGGCGAAGGAGACCATCGGAGCGGCTACCTTCGACGCAACGGCGACCGACAACGGCCACACGCCTTTCGACGGATTTTCCGGGTCCATCCAGCGCGGCGGATCCCCGCTCGGGACGATGACCGAGATAGATTTCACCCTGGACAACGCCCTGGACGGCAACAACTACGTCATTGACGGTACCGGCCAGCGTTACAGCCTTCCCGAAGGAAGGGCGAAGGTGACCGGCACGGCCAAGATCCTCTTTGAGGACGATGTTCTTTATGCCCTGGCCATCGCCCACACCGAAACCACCCTGGAGCTGCATTTCACGAAGGGTGCGGGGACAGGGGCATCGGCAGGAAACGAGAAGATGAGCTTCTACTTCGATGAGGTCATTTTCAAGCCTCAGTCTCCGGTCATCTCCGGGCCGACCGGCCTGCTGGTGGAGCTGCCTTTCGAGAGCTACTACAACGACGATGCCGATGCTTCGGCCCTCCGGATGGTGCTCTTGAGCCCGATTGCCACATTCTAAGCGCGGAAAGGAAACGACATGGAAAAAGAAATCGACGGGAAAAAATTCAACATCCGGCCCCTCAGCAGGGGCGAAGTCAAGGCTCTGCGCAAGAAGGGCTATAACATCGGCAATTTGTCCATCGAAAACGCGGACGACGCAGCCGATGAGATTCTGGAGATGGTCTGCGGTGCGGAGCAGATCCGCGAGGTCGATGCGCTTCCGAACGACAAGGCGCTGGAACTGTTCAAGGCGATTATCGACCTGAGCTATGGCAAGGGGAACGATGAAAAAAACTTGAAGCCATCTGGCAGTGGTACGAAGGCGGCGGACCTGCCAGGTGCAGCGGATGCGTAGACAGGTCTCGGTGTGACCGATGCCGGAACGCCCCGCCCGCTTTATTGCCGGAAAACGAAGACGCCTGGGA